AAAAGGACTGACTTGTGTGGAACCATCCTGGAGAGTTATCGGACGCTCGATCCACGGCTGCCCATCGACGCGCTCGACGACGCGCCACGTCATCTGATTTTTGAGGAAATTCACGTGCTCCGAGGCGGCGATCTCGATTTGCTGCCGATCGCCGACGACGTACAGTGCCGGATCGAGCAGCATCAAATCGCCCTTGGTGCCCAGCGCCGGCAGCTTCTCGCTGGGGAAGGCAGGTCGGCCCAACAGCGACCAGACCGGCGATTTCGTCGCACCTTGATCGATGCTGATGAAGATGGCTCGGTTAGCCCCGTCCTTGAGCTGCAGCAGCTGCGGCACCACGCTGGGCGAGAACACCCAGATGGCCGTGCTCCATGACGACGGCAGCAGCTTCGACCACATCGTCGCCACATCGTTGAACGTAACTTGATTGGAGAAGTCGCGCGTCTTGGTCAGCGTGGCCCCGGCGGAGAGCATGCCCAGCGGCTTGCCGGCGCCGTTGCCCTGCAAGAAGGCGTACTCCTCGAACCAAGCGATTGACTTGGCGAACAGCGTCATCAGGAATTTTTCCAGGCCGATGATGCTATCCTGGAGCAGTACGTTGCTGCTGACACAGTAGCCGGACAACTCCCACGCTTTCAGCTCCAACTGTTTGAACTGTGGCTCCGTCTCCTGGCGCGTCTGCGACTCTGCGGTCCAGTACATTTGCAGACCGCCGAAGAACGGCGAGACGCCGGCGCTCTGGACGGTGGTAATGTCGAGATACGGTATCTGCAAATTCGCCCCGGCCATCGGGATGACGAAAGCGCGCGGGCGGATGAAGGCCAGCTCGGACACGATGGTCATGAGCTGATCGAAGAACTCCGGCGGTACGGTGTAGCCGCCAGTGACGCCGGACGACTCAGCCAACGCCGCCTTCGTTTGCCAAGCGACGAAGCTGCTGCCGTAATGCTTTTCCAGATAGCGGGCGTCGTTGCGGGCGCAGGCCAGGAGCCAATCGCCGAAGCACTTGCGCGGATCGCCGCTGCCGCCGGCGCCGAAAATCGCCGGCACAGCATGTTTGCGTGCTTGGCCTTGAGCCTGGCTGAACTGTTTCAGCGTTTCGGTGACGATGGTGTCTAGGCCGCGCGTGAAGCCGGACAGGGCGCTCTCCATCGCCTTGGTCACGAGCGGGCCGATGGGATCCTCGCTGACGGCCTTGGCGATGCCGGAGGCGATCAACTGCCGAGCTTCCGCCTCGGCGATATGGATGCGCTCCCCGGCTTTTTTGCCGAGGAAATCTTTCAGCAATTCGATGAACATGGGGATGCTCTCAAAGGTCCACGGATGGAGTGACAACGCACGAGATCATCCGTCCATCTCAGGTGGGACCGGCGGAACGCTTGATGTCATTCTCGTCCGGCTTATCTGGACGGCTTCGATGAGGCAACATATGTATACTACACTCGACCGAGTGATTTATACCAGGTCTCTTTTATCGTTTTTTCGGCCAGCGCTTCAAAATCGATGGCCGCGATTTGATCGAGGACGGCCTTGTGAATTTCATCCAGCGACGTGAAGGGAATTATGCGCTCCTGGATGCCGCCGTCGCCGTCGCCAAAAACCTGCTTGTTCAATCCCAGCGCTTGCAGGACGTCGTCGCTGAGGGCGAGGCTGCCCTTGGAGACGCTTTCGACCAGGGCGTCCTGGTTGGCCGGCAGAAACACGCAAGCGTATTCCAGAAGCAGCCAATCATCGATCACCAGGCCGACGTTATCGCCCCAGCCGTTCTTGTGGATTTCTTTGCTGTCGGGCACATGCACCTTGGTCGGCAGAAAGCCGATGGACTTGCCTTGCAGCAGCCCAGCCTGGATGAGGGCGAACACCTGATCCGGCGGCCAAGCGTCTTGGGCCGGCCACGCCTCCGGTCGGACGGGATACATCGTCTTGGCCTTGATACCCACACGCTGGCCGTCGCGGAGACGCTTGCGCCACAACGATTTGCCGACCGGCGGCAGGTAGTAGGCATGGCCGAGCGTGACGATGGGGTTGGCCGCGAACTGGGAATCGTTCATGCCCTTGGCGAGAACGACTTCGCGGGTACGGTCGGGACTTTCGCTGCTGATCCAGCTGACATCGCTGCGTTCACCCGGATTGATCTCGGTGGGCGCCTTGGTGGTGACCAGATGGCGATACTCGTACTCCGGCGTGTGCGGCAGCGATTTCAGAAGACCATCCAGCGTCTGGGCGGCGCGGTCGGGCATGGGAAATCCGAGTGGCCCTTCGGTGGGTCCGTAATGCGCGGTCAGGAAATCGGACATAGGAGTAATCCTCGTGGAGAGTTCATATAGCCCCCCGCTTGCCGGGGGTATTTCATTCATTCGGTAGCCCCGGTTCGAGTTTCGGATTGTCTTCGATGGGTGTATCGGGTTTGGGCGGGCGATTGCGTCCGCTGTGCGGCATCTCGCATTGTCGCGGCATATCGGTGCGTTCCCACTGGAGCGGCAGCCACGGCACGTCGCCCCACGACACCGGCGGCAGGCCGCGTTCGCTGCGAATCTCATTGATCGACACCACGCCATATTTCAAGTCGGCGATCTGTTGCTGCACCATCAAGTTCTGATCGACCGGCACCGGATCTTCGCTGGCCAGAAACAATCGGCCCGACGGATCGTACAGCGGCGCCAACTGAGTGTTGAGCTTTTCATCACGGCGTTCCAGGCGCGGCGAAATCGCCAGGCTCATGTGCTGGCTCTGCGACGCTTGCAAATTCGCCAGGTTCGTCTCTGAGGTCAGGAATGAGATCGGCACATGGAACGCATTCGCTATCTCCTCTTTCGTCGCCTTCATGTCGGCGAGCGCGGCGACGTCGCCCATCGAATGATTGAGCAGCGACACCTTCAGCGACGATTCCGCCACGACCACTTTGCCGGTGCCGCCACGGCGGAAGCGATTGTTCCACTGCGTTTCCAAACGATCGCGCTCCTCTTCGCCCATGACTTCATCCGGCGAGATGATGGCGTCGGGTACGGCGTGGTTCTCGAATTTCGCTTTTTTGAACGCGGCATAGTCGCTGATAAGGGCGGCTTGCTCGAAGCAAGCCCGCAACGGCGACAGGCCGCTGGTGTAGGGATCGCGCGGATCGGGATAGGCGAAGTGGATGATCCGATCCGGCGCGAAACGCTCTTCGCTTCGGCCATTGCGGTAGAGATAGTAATCGACGAGATTTTTGCTGTCCGGATCGCGGCGCGGAGTCATGTTTTGCGACGGCAGAATCCACACGGCCCGCGGCACGCCCAACACCGGGTCCATATCGAGATACCAGTAGGCGCTGCCCTGGACCTCCTGATAGAGTGTGGTCAACTCCCAAAGATCGAAGGCGTTATGAACGGGGTTCGCGTGCCGAAGCAGCGTCAGCAGCGGATGCTCGGTGACTTCCTCGATGCGGGCGGCACTTTTGATGCGTGAAGAGAGATGCGGCAGGGAACGCAAGCGGCGCTCGGTCCACGGCGACAGCGCTTTGGTCGCGCATTTCGGCTGTGGCTGATGGTGTTCCGTAATGACGTACAAGCGCGGGGGATAATTCGCACAGGTAGCGGCGTTGATGCTGGCGCAGGTCCAGGCGGTGTTCTTCAACTCCGCAAGGATTTCGTTGGGCGTGGGTTGGCGTATGCGCCGGAAGCTATCGACATAGCTGGTGCCGGTCCATTGCGTCCCAGCCAGCACGTAGGGCATGTTCTTGGGCCGCACCCATTGCGCGAGCCGCATCAGCGATTTGGCGAGGAAAGATCGCATCAGGAGAGCCTCGTCCACAGGTGTTCGGAATCCATGTTTTTCTCTGAGCCGCGACCGTCCGGGAGCGGTTTTGCTTTTCGCAGCTTGGCGATGAAGTGCGCATCCAGGCGCGAGATGAGGTAGCGCAAAGCGCCCAAGGCGTGATTGTGTTCATCAACCGGATTTTCGCCGCGTACAGCGCGTTCGGCAGCCGTGGGATAGCGATACAGCCGTGCTTCGTTCAGTAGATAGGGACACGCATCGCGCCGCACTTTGAGCCGGCCGGTGCGCAGCCGCGCCGTCACCGCGGCAATGCCGGGGCGAATGTCGTTGTCGCCGCGCCGCACAACCAGACCACTCGCTCGCAATTCCTCAATCTCGGTGCGGCCGGAGGGATCGGCATACCACATCACTTCGCCGAGTTGCCGCAAGGCGGCGGCGTGTTCGTGCAGCGGCGTCTCCGAGAGATAGCGCTCACCGGCAATCCACAACACATCATCGTCGAGCACACCCCACACCGCCGCGAACGGATTGCGCCAGCCGAAATCAATGCCGCCGACCAACCGCCCGCTGACTTCCGGCCAATCGTCTACAAGCGCTTTCTCGAAATCTGGATAAACCAGACCTTCGAGCGCGGTAAACAAACACTCGTATTCTTGTTGCACCCAAGACAAGCCCATCGCGCGGGTTTCTTCGGCGATGAACTGCGGCGTGATGCGCGGGCAATCGCGCCAGGTGATGCGGATTCTTCGCCACGGGCCGTCGCTCTCCCACTCCTGCCAAAACCAGCCGCGTTGACCGAACGGCGTGCTCAGAGCAATGAGCCGGCCCTGAGACACCGCGAGCATGGGCCGCACACTGCGATACAGATCGTCGGGAATGCGGGCGGCCTCGTCGAGCACCAGCAGATTGACGCCGCCGAACGAACGGATGGTGCCTTCGCGTCCGGGCAGACAGAGGACGCGCGAGCCGTTGGCCAATTCCAGCCGCAGCTGCGTCTGCTGCCGCGCCGGCAGCGGCCGGCCCAGCGCCTTGTAGGCGTCGATCACTTTGCGGAAAATCTCCGTGCTCTGCCGCTGCGACGGCGACAACAGCAGCACCAACGCCCCGGCCGTGAACAACGCCGTGTGCAGGGCCAGTGCGCTGACGACAGTCGATTTGCCGCTCTGCCGGCTGCAATTGAGCAGAATTTGCCGATCGTTGGACAACAGAAGCACTCGCTGCCAGGGGTCGGGAGGGATGCCGCGGGCCTCGAGAATACGGGAAGCATCGAGAGCCAGGGCGAGTAGCCGTTGCGGGTTCACAACTCCGATATTAACCTGGCAAGGGGTGTTGTTAAGAGAGCAGATTGTGGGATTTTTTCGAGATTATTGCAAGGTGCAGCATGAC